CCCTAGGGGTGCCCTTTCTTAAACTCAGCCAATTGTATTTCCTCTATTATTGGGGCCGGGAGGGTATAGAGGAGTTCCCTCATATTCTCCGCTAGGGAGTGCTTATCCCTTAGGTCCAGTAGGTATTCACAGTAACTAAGGATTACCTCTCTGGAAGCCTCCACGACTAATTGGTGTGCTACATCCATGTGTTTCCACGGGGTTTTCTACCCACAACATGCTCCATGAACTTCTCTAGGTCTCGATCCATCAGGTGGTCCTTCCTGCTCTTGATCTTGTCATCGGCATTCTGGGCCATCTGCTCCACCCAATAGTTAACCCCAATAGCCAAGACATCAAGCCTATCGTCGTGGACTAGGGAACCCTTCTGTCTGGTGATACGAGTCATCTGGTAGAAGAGTTGGAACTGAAGGGCCTTCTCTGGTGTGAGATGTTGGGTAGACCGATAATCCTTCTCCACTAAAGACTCGTCAATGCATAATTTATGCTGGTTCATAACGGGTTCTAAAGTGTCGATTATCCGTTTTTCCTTTTGGATCGAGTGTCTAACCTCTTCCATGGTCACGGGATGTGCCTTAGTCATGATGGGTTTAAGCAGTTCAGTGAACATGCCATCCCCAAAGTTGCTCTCAATAATGACCGCATTAACCTTCTGGTCCTTGGCGATCTTAGCCAGAGACTCCAGCGTCTCCTGACTGTAGCCCCCGGGTAGCCCCCCGATGTCCGTCACATACAAGTACCCATTAAGCATCTTAATAACACAGTAAGCACTTTCATCCTTGCCCCGTCCCGAGGGGTCTATGGCGAGGACACTGCCGGTATATGAGACCCAGTCTCCTGTGACAGCCATGGGCCTGTAGAAGCGGTCCCCAGAGAATCCCACATTGGGTAGTTCCTTATGGGCGAGACTAGGCTCAGCAGCCCACACGACTTTCTCAGGGGCATTCTCAGGATTGAGATTCATGATGATGAGGTCCGACAGTTTAAGCGGGTAACGCCCAGAGTCACTGAGGGAGGTATCCAGCATGAACTGGAGATCAAACCCTGAGCGACCGTAGGAGGCCTCCCGCTCTAGGAGGTCGAACTCATCAAACCGTCCGGGGTCCGTTGGCTCCCCCTCTCGCTCCTCTTCCCAACTGTCCCCAATAATGGGGGCAAGCCTATCACCGTAGAGGATCTTCTGCTTCTCCTTGGGATACCGAGCAGGCCAGATGCGGATGTCATATCCCCGCTGGGGGAGGACATTGTAGATCGACTGCTCAGTCTGGGGAGTGCCCAGATATAGCACATGCCCTCCGGGCTTTAAGACAGCATCAAACTCCTTGATAGTCTCACTGAGTTTATCTCTCATTGTCTGTGTGGCTGAGTTGTTCCAACTTTCCACATCATCGGCCACGATCAGGTCGGCTCTGCTGCCCGTTATTGCGCTTGTTATTCCTTTGGATGTTACCGAAGGAGCGTGGGCGTTGGGAGCCGGGCCTACATCGAAGGCTATCTTTGAATTTCGTTGGTGGTCTCCGGGCCTGAGGTGTTGGAGCAGGGGCATTTCAGAAATCAAACGTAAAGTGAATGTAGAGAAATCGTCTGCTCGTTGCTTGGACGCGGAGACCACCATGATGTTTGTATCGGGCTTTAGAAGAAGTTGGTGGCACACATAAGCGGAAGTAATCCACGACTTACCTACCCCACGGAATGCCTGTACGCACCGCCGTTTGGGTCCGGTCTGGACATAGTCCGCAATATCATACTGAATCTTGGTAGGCTCAGGGAGACCCAGTTGGTCCCACGCCAGATACAGGAAGTTGCGGAAGTCTTTGAGTCGAGGATCTATTTCCATTTAAGACTTCTTACTAAAGCACTTATTCCACAGGATCTTGAAGGGCTTAACCAAACAAGCCGCTTTGCTGAGAATAGTCATTACAGCCCCCATAATTGATATGTCAGTTGTCTTCTTGAGGAAAATCATTACCCTGCCTCTTCTATCGGTTCCTCTGGATCAAAGGGAAGAACCTTGGCTAGATTAAGAAGGGGCTCACTCTGCTTGGCTGATGCGTCAATCCCATTGTCCTTCAGGAACTGCCTAGCCACACTTAGATCCGCAGAAGAAGCCTCTCCAGTTTCGATTCGTCTTAGGAGTTCCTCACCGATGTTGTGGTGAAGGGTCTCCATAAGTTTCTTCATGTCAACCATTATATCCTACCTTAGGCTAATACAGCATATTTGAACTGGCATTTACCGGCGGTGTTGACAGCGGCGGCGTTCGCATTAAAGTGGAAACGAATATAGGGAATATTAACGTAGTCCGTTAGGTCCGCAACAAATACCTTTGCCCCAAGTACGTCGGGGGTTACATCGGAAGAAAGAGTATCAAGGGTTGCCCACGAAAGTGTAACACCCGGGGCACTCAAGGACCCCTCAATCAGAAGGTTTGCGGCGACATTATCGAAGGCAGTATGAATGTTTATTTCAACCACAACCTTCTTCCCGGCAAGACCGTCTGTAACTGTAATACTATTACTCGCTAGACTATTAGTGCTTGCTCCCAATACGTCTGAGACTGCCGAGGTGTTAACTGAGTAAGCCCCAACGGTTGCGGCAGTGAATGCCTTTGATTGAACTTCGATAGCCATAATTTTTCCTCATTAAAGGTCAGTTCGACCAAGTTTTAAAGATCCAAGAAACAAGTGTCGCAGCCAGAGAGCCGACGACCATGGCCCCACCTAGAAGGGCTGCCTTTCCCTGCTCCAATATGCGAACACGATTATCTATATTATCCAGCGTTTCCGCGTGGGTGTGTTGCATGTGTAATAGAGATTCTACCTTACCCTCAAGTCTACCCAATGCCAGCAAGATGTCACGGTCGGCTTCCATATCCATGGCCCCTATTATGCGATCTCGATTGCGTGGAGGGTTGACTTGGTGACAGCACCATACACAGTGAACTCTTCACCCGCACCGGAAATTAGTTTACCAAAGACATCAATAGTAAATGCAGTTCGATTCGAGGTAGTAAGGGTGAGCGCGATGGGGAACAAGAGATATGCATTATCGTTGTTGATCGAGTTCCTATCGGTCTGACGGTAGATGGGACCAAGGTCGGTCCCCCCAGACTGGTTGCCCCCCACGGCGGCGGAATCATCCTTGAACAGTTTCATCGTAATGCCCGAGTTATCCGTTCCACTTGTGGGGGAGTGTACGAGAACCCCAACAGTTCCGAAGACAACCCAAGTAGATGCCCAAGCCTTGGGGGTCGCTGTGATTCGACAGGCACTCTTGACATAATTCCCGGTACTGGTGGAAGCAGACATCTCCGAACCATGCTGGGCATTGGTGACGATCTGCCTAATATGTCCCAGAGGCAAAGCACCCTCGTAGTCCTTGGTAGACTCTGCCTTCTCCTGAGAGACGAACAGAAGATACCGTTGGATGTCATCGAGGTCTACAGCCTTTAGGACAGAGCCATCCGAAAAGTCTTTGTACATTACGCTGGCTACATCGGTATCCCGGTAAATCTTTACAATATCCGATCCACCCGCGTCTGCGGATAAGGCGACCGTAGCAGAAGAATAAGGATATGACCCCACGGGGGTGACTGTCGCGGTCCCGCCGTAGGCTGAGCCGTTGACTTCTACCTTAAGGTCTGTAGACCGGAGGAACGGTTTGTTAAATGTATAGGGGGTGTTGCCACCAGTATATTTTATAAATGAGTCAGCCATGATTATCTCTCTGGGAGTCCTGAGTTACGAATACCCCAGTCAATGAAATTGCCGGGACCGAACATATTTTGCCAAGGTAAAACTGATTTTGCTTTCTTAAGGGTTTGTTGTGTTATGCCGTCTGTGGATCTCTCTGCAATTGCATCATACATCTCTCCACCCATCTCTTCCCATGCTTTAATGAGACCATAGGTTGGTACTCCCTCTACAACACCAGAAATTATGCCCGTATTTGCTGCCCCATACTGGAAGAGACCCTCACGGGGATAGTCCGGTACGATTAGGGGTCCCGCCCAATCCATTGGTCCTCCGAAGAGACCCCAAGGACCTGATCCCGCTACCCCCATAGCCGCGATTCTTTCGGGTGTCATCCTCTTATCCATATACTCCTTGCCCTCTTCTTCATCCATTCCCACTGTCTTTGTCAGGCCTTGGAGATAGTAGGTGAGCATTCGGGGGAGGAGACTCATAGTCAGGATAGCAATGGCATGAGCATCTCCCCGTCTAAGATTATACCCTAACTGTTGGCTCATCGCACCCAAGGCAAAGGTCCGAAATTGAATGATCAACCGGCCCACTGGGTTGTTTGCCCATCCCTGCAACATAGATACGCTAGTCCTCTGAATATTCCGGTCAAGTTCCCTATTCAACGCCATTGCGAAACGCTGAACAAGGGCTTCATCTCCCCAGTCATCAAAGTTGGGTGCTAAGTATTTCGTTTTAAACCTGTAGTTTGTTTTGGATTGGACAATGCCGGGTGTCTTCAAAATGCCCATGATCTTTGTGATATCCTCATCACTCAGACCTAACTCGTTTAATCGGTCCTTTGCCCACCAAGTATGCCCATCTTTGAAGACCCCTACACCACCCTTTTTATCAATTTTGTATATGGTATTAATGAATCGTTGATAGGAAGACTCTAGGGAAGCCATTCGAGTAATGTGGTCAACGGGGCCAATACCGAAAGGATTTAGATGAGTACCCATTCGGAGAAACGTATTGACCTTCTCCCCCCACACCCCCCACTTAGCCCGTCCTCCCGCCTTACGGGGGTCCATGCCTCTTCCTGCTTGAGCGGCTGCCCCCATATAATCCATACTATCATCAAGCCGGTGTTGGACTACGCGGTTGTAGAGGCCACTGAAGCCTCCCATTGCTGCTTCCAACTCATCAAGGGCGGGGTTCCTAAACCTAGCCCCCCCGAACAGTGCGGCTTCAATAGGCCTACGCACTGAATTCCCAAGTACGCCAAATAAAGACTCGATTGCGGTTAGTTTGTTCAGCACGATTGCGTTAAGAAACTCTGCCGACGAAGCCCAACCCGCATCATTCATATACACATGGTGAGCATAGTCCATAGCGACCCTAGATCCCTTATTGATGAAAGCATTGTCACCCATAGCCATTCCCATCATTGAACGAAAGTGGTGGGAAATGTGTTCTTCATCGGCATCAGAGAAGGTATGGCCTTCCTTTTTTACTTTGGCTTTAATCCAAGCCGTAACATCTGGAAGACTATAACTTGCTGGCCCGGCCTCTCCCTCTTCTGCCAGATCATCTACGGCTTTAATCCAATAGCCAGCCCCTCGGTTTCTTTTGACTAACTTCTGGTATATGTCTTCCATGTTGTTATTCAAGAGGTCGGAAAAGGCGAGACCAGTCTCGTCATCTACATGGGTTTCGTCAAAGTTAAGCCTACTCTTGCTAGAACGGGTAAGAGACTTTCGGTTACGGATGGGAGCAATTATATCCATAAACTCATCAAACACCTCGTCATCCATTTTCCCAGAGTCAACAAGTTCTTTCTTCAGTTTAGCCTGTAGAGCCTGAAATGCCTTTGTATTGGTCATTCGGCCCGTAGTATAGGAGGCATCTGTTCCTGCTTCAATGAACCTTTCAGCGACTAGATCCAGAGTATCTTCATCTGTAATCTTGGAGCCTTTTCTAAAAGAATCTTTGACCACCCGGTGAAGTAGATCGGGGTCTGAATCCTTCATCTGAAGCATTGCTACCCTATTGAACTCTCGGGGAACATACGAAGGGTCAAAGGCGGCATCACCAAGTCCGAACTCTTTGGCAAATTTTCGTTCTTTATCTATGACACTTCGCCATACGGATACCGCATCGCCTAGTGTGCCATCATGTACTTCTCCAGTTCGGACGGCATTAAGGATTATACGGTTAGCCTGTGCTTGTTTATTCCGACCAGTAAGGCCCATCTCCCGAATTAGTTGTTTTCTAAAGGGAGCCATTGTGTGGCGGAAGGCGGTCATATTGTTCTTCCACGCTCGGTCTGCTTCCCTCATAAGGGAGAACTTATTACGAACAAGACCATCGTCAGCAATTAGGGTTCCAAATCTTCTAAGGATCTGACTTGGGTGATTCAGCAATCGCCCCGCCTCTGTCCCAACCCCCTTAGCCCCATTAACAACATCAACCATAAACTGTACAATATTTCGTCCCTCACCATCGGTAGTATATGTATCAGTCTTAGCGATCATACTATCGAGGTCTTCCCCGCTCCACTCTCTGGATCTTTGGTCCGCATATCTAGCGTGATCATCAGCAGCCCAATGCGCTCGGGTATCGTTGATATCCCTAGTTACTCCCGACAACTGGTCATCATAAGTTGACCGTGCGGTTGAGCCCAGTTCATCAATCAACTCCTCTTTGATTTGGTCTACCTTCTTCCCCTCGACCACAATACCCACCTGTCTAGCAGTTTGCTTAACTTGGGCGGGGGACATGCCGTCGAGTCTGGAGGTAATGTCGGAAACTGCCCTGTCTAGATTAGCCTGAATACCTGCCTCTTCCCCCCGAAGTTCTCCCAGTCTTTCTGCATATTGTCGTGGGGTAAGTGGCTTTGGTTTCTCAGAGGGGAGTAGTTGTTCCCCTCTGGTTGTCCGCTGTACCAGACCCCCCGCAACTGCTGAATCAACCTCTCTTGAGAGCATACTATTTGCTACAGCAAAGGGATCGTTGTGGTATCGCTTTCCTCCCAATCTGCCATATCCTAGACGGCCAGCCCGTTGTGCGTAATTCCATGCTTCCCTAGCAAGTTCCTCAGAAGTCCCTTCTGATGTTTCCATCAGAGCCGCCCAACGAGACTCAAATAACTCTTGGGTGTAATCGTCTGCATACCTACGGGAAACTGTTATTTGCGGCCAACGTGATCCTATGAGTCCCCCTGCCCCCACGGACATCGCAAGAGCAAAGGGAACGTCCTCTAGTCCCCACACATCCGACATGGCGGCACGGCCAGTCTCAAGGAGGCCATCGGCGGTTCCGGCAATTAAGCCTCCCCGTACCATTCCCTGTCTCCGAGACATTCGACCGAGTTTAGTTGGGTCTATTTTCCCTAGTCCAAGGGTTCTGAGTTTTCCCGTCCAACCAACGGTACTAGCCGCTCCCCCTGTCGCCCATGCCGTTAAAAGAAATGCCGGGTCAACAATTCCCGCAGCAATCATTGCAACAGTTCCACCATCTGTTTGGGAGAGTTTGTATCTGTGTTCGTATATTTCCCTTGCCGTGTCTATTCGGGATATTAATTCAGGGCTACTTTTGGCATTCATAAATTCATGGTGATCACCCTTAAGATCGGGAGCAAGTTCGTTGAGCATAAAGGGTGTGACTTCAAAGTTGGGATCATTCTCCATCCACGCATGGGTGACCCACCGGGCAAAGTCTCCGGGGATCGTCTCGTAGATAAGCGATTCCCCAAAAGATTCGAGCCAACTATCATACCCCTCGGAGTCCCCCTTCTGTTGGATATAGAGTTCTTTTTGGTGTGCGTCTTTTACGCTCTTAAGCCTTGAGTAAATCAGGTCCCCTTGTTTTATGGAACCAAGGGGATTTTCCCATTCCCTCTCTTCGGGGGGTCGAAAGTCTTGTACCATTTATTCTTCTCCCATATTAGCCAGTCGTTCCTTAATATGGTCTGGCGTAAACTTGTCCCACCGTTCTCTCATTTTGGGACCCAAGTTATTATAGTAAACATGAAACATTCTAAAGTCTTCTTTTCCTTGGGTAGTACCGAATTCTGCAAAGAACTCTTCTGCACCCAACTCCCCAGTATTGTGTATCCGGTTAAACGCATCCATATACTTTGCGCCAGATTTTGCAAATGCTTTATACTCATCTGCGACCGTGGGGTGGCTCTGAATGTGCGACTCTAACATATCATTTAGTTTTAGATCAACAATGGTAGTGGTCTTTGTACCGTCTGGGGTCATAAAATGAATTTCAAATGATTCGGGGATGTTCCCTCTGGGCGTATTCTGTAACAAGGGGGCTACATTAATGGCCCCAACTAATTCTTCCTCGGTCATCCCAGACTGCTGCATAATTAAGCCACGAAGGGGGGTCCCCTCTGTATTCGCATTCTCTATTGCATCTATAAGGAAGGATTCGTAAGTGGGCCTAGTGGCGTTCTCCCCGGCCATTTCATGATCTAAGATCGTTTTTGTAATATAGTCTGTATCTTTATCTTGAACGAACTCTAACTTTCTCTCCGCCCACCGCTTAGGAATCCAAATGGCGTGTTCTAATTCCTCGGCAGCCCCGCCTTCAACCGTACCAGACGGGCTTAGAGAACCAAATATGCTCCAATCTCCAAGCGTGTGTCTAGAATAGTTTCTCTCTATCGCGTCTTCTATAAATGCCGCTCTGTCTTCCTCTGTGCTAAACCCCGGCATTCGGTCAGCAAGTCGGCCTATATCCGCCAATAGTTGTGTCCGTCCTGCTCCGTTGCGGACATATGCGCTGTCTCTTACTTTTGCATCGACGGTAGTCTTAAGTGGGGGCAATGAAGAGTCTACTGTTGGATGAAGCGACTCCCTAAGAGCAATATCAAAAGTTTCCAGTCGAATGCTAGTGCCAGTCCGCTGTCCACCCCTCTTTCCGAAATGCTCGGGGTATTCCCAGACTAGACTTGTGCCCTCAAGTAAATCAAAAGTTTCACCTGTAAAGAGTTCCCCACCAATATTGTCTCTGTGAGCTTCATCATATAGGTCTAGGATCTCAACCAGCGAACGGCCATCTGTGCCCCCCATAATCTGTCTATACACATCGAGGGCTTCCCCGCTTTCAGCCAGAATCTCCCCGACTTTTCCCATAATAGCCTCGTCACTTCCCTCGCCTCTCATCGTGTCTGTCAGCCTCAGTGCTTCACTAAGAGATGACATATCTGCCTCTGGGAGTGCCCTCCATTTCTTAACGAGAGCATCCGTGGAATCAATATCATCAGCAATGACCTGAGGAATCTGCCCTGTCTCCCTAAAGATTCGGGCAATCTCTCTACCTTCAACTCTAGAGAAATCTTTAAGACTGCCGATGGCCTTTAGGTACGGGAACTCTTCGGTTAGACTTTCTAGGGGTCCCGAGTCTCCTGCTTCTTTTGCCTTCTTTGCTTCCAGCCACCGCTCTCTTACTCCCCGCCGTATGGGCTGACCATCTTCCCCATAGGTAACCTCAATATTAGTTATTCTGTTATGGGGTGCGTACAGCCTTTCGGCCTCATTTTGCATCCCCTGTTCCCACAGGTCTCCTACAGGAATAGTGATATCGTCTGCGGTTGTTGGGCCTTGAAGGATCATGGATTTATTATCGGGAGCAACCACAAGGGAATATGCAACGCCGTTATGGGTAAGAATAGAGTCACTGCCCTCGTCGGTGAAATGGTCCCTAACCCACTGATTAAATCCTGTTTGGGTCATGCCCGCAGTAACTGCTGCCTCTACCCCGTTTTTGGAGGAGGCCAAGACATAATGACGAAACTGTGTCCTCGCATTTGCACTCTTGGGCATCTTTGCTTCTTGATACGATCTAACATATTTTCTGAGGGAAATCTTTTGTTGGTCGGTAGCATCTGGAGCAAACTTCTCAATAAACAAATTAGTTATGTCCCTCGACCATACGGTACCGGGGGGGAGCATCTCTGTTCCCGGTATGGGCTTTCCTTCTTCATCATATTCAGGCGGACCAAGAGGAGCCCCCTCGGCCCACGCTTTATCTACAAAGTCCATTAGATCAGACTCGTCTTGGCTAGTGAGGGTATCCGTGGGGAAGAATCTTTCATCATTTACCCGATTGGTTATTCTAATCAACTGTTTGTTAAACTCTGGGGTATCAGGAGAAAGATCAGTTCCTTGAGCCAGACGGGATGCAATTTCTCCCACTGACATTGGGCCACTCCCCCCGGCCATCCCGCTTCTTGATTCAGTCACTATGCTATTCTCTAGGGCTCCCAAATCTATAAGAGCATCGGTACCCATGGTGCCTTCCCAATACTGCCCACTATAGCGGTCGAAGAAGGCCCTAGTTCCCATCTCAGTAAGAAGAACCGGGTCTCCTCCTGCGATGCCTTGAACTACTGTGTCTCCGAATCCTTCTTGTCCGGCCAGATTCATCAACCACTCTTCATAACTTATTGCTCTATTTGAGGCGAAATAATGGTGGATTCTAGATTTCTTTTGGGGGTCAAGCACACCCCAACCATTGTTCTTCTCCCTGAGTTCCCAATAGCCAAGACTCAGGGCGTTCAGAGTTCGTTCACTGGTTGTTATGTTTGAAGAAGCAAATTCCAGAAACTCTTCTTTACCTGAGTCTGGGTGGGCAATTAACCATTCTTCCATGCCCCGAATGTCTGCTTTAGTGAGGGTCTCTGAGGCTGCTAGGCGTGCTTCTCTAGTTGATCTTTCAAGGGCTCCCCAATGTCCTCCTGCTGTAAGGCGTGTGCCATCAGGATTACGCATATTCAGCCATGCGGCTTCCAAAACAGGGTCATAGGTCTCTGGATCAGACAACAGACTGGCAATCTGGGTGCCCACCGTTTCAAGGGCTGCATCAGGATTTCCAGATAGACCAAAGGTTTCACCGTGGGTTTGAATGAGTGCTTCAATTTGCCCCTGCATATTTTCTACGAGGTTTAAAGATACTGCTTGGTGGGCTTCAGATTCTTCGGGAGAGAGGGGCTTACCATTGTGGGTCAAGGGCCTATTTGGATCGACAACCAAGTTACCCTCAGCATCGGCGGTCAGAATAAACTTCTGCCTATTATCCCGCCTTCTTTCCTTTAATTCCCCGCCGAAATTACCAAGGGTATTGATGACCCCAGTTGTTGTTGCCGTCTTAACCACATGTTTCCGGTGGGCAGATGCGTGTTGAACAATCTTGGCATCGGTTCTCTGCTTTGACGCACGGGCTGCGGAGTGGAATACTTGTGCCTCAAATGGGTCCGTCATCTTACTGGTGCTGACAAACTCGGCCTGCATTTCTTTGTAAGCCCGATCCCACTGGAGTTCCGTCATCGCGGGGTCTTTGGTAATCATTTCATTATACTTAATATTGACATGGCGTTCCCACGCACCTGCCGCTAGATACCCACTAGCCTTCCGTGCCCCATAGATAAGCCACGGATTATCTTCAACATCAATCTCACCATCAGCAACCAATTGAGCCATGGTCTTCTGGGAGTCCAGAACCATCGCCTCCCCCGCAGCAGCCGCTTGCTCATTCCTGTGCTTAATCATGGGATTAAATGCGTCCTCTATGCCTGCCTTAAGAACATCAAGGCGGGGACTAAAGGAAGCCAGTTGGTCACCGTATTGGGTTAAAGCCGATGCATATTGCTGGGAAGCGTTTGGCCCTGTGGGCAGGGGGGCGGGGCCGGGACCCGGTGTGGGGGCTACTGGTGCCTGCCCAGCAGGAGTAACAAAGGTACTAACTGGGGAAGCCACGGGCCGCAACTGAATGTTAGCCGGTTCTTCTATTCGTTTCTGCTTAGCCATTGTTGAGTCCCAAATTAAGTGAGGTTAAAGTTGAAGGTAGTGGCAGGTGGAGTTGTCTGTTGGTAATACTGTCCATAACTACCAAGGGCACCTGAGGCCCCACCAATAAGGGCGTTGACAGAAGTATTCATGCCCTGAGTAGCCCCTGCCTGTGCCTGAATACTATACGGAGCCCATGTGGGCCTGTTGAGAGAGCCTGCTGGGGTTGGGAGAGCCACATGAGGCTGGAGTCCCGGCATAGCCTGATTAATGGCAGACTGGCCCTGAGCCCGGAAGGCATCGGCTTGCCTCTGGGCAGCAGTAGCACTCCACTCTAGGTTGGTTAGTGCTGTTTCTTCTTTAACGTACATAGCCCTAAGTGCATCATTAGCCACCGCTTGAACAGAGTTCCCCTCGACACCCCGGTGCGCAGCATTCACTGCTCGGGTAGACTGTCCCTTGTTATACGTCAGCCATACATCTTGGAGGGAAGCCATAGTAGCCTCTCGCAACTGGAGTAAGCCTGAAGTTAGATCAGATAGTTTGCCTTGATAATCTGTCCGAACAGAGTCAATAGTCTGGCCCCATCGGTCATGCTCAAACTCAATCAGTTCTTGACGATAGGCAACATTTCTCTGGTACTCATTCCACTTCCACTCTTCTTGTCGGTTGAGGTAATCCAGTTGCTGGTTGTATTCCTGCATGGCACCTTGGTAACCAGAGGCGGCAGCGGCGTTAGCATTGGCGGCTTGGGCTTGGCCCTGCTGGTAACCCATGTATGCCTGAGTGCCCGCCATGGCGAGGCCCCCGACCAGCATTGTTGTAGGTGTACACATTTAAATAATCCTCACAAATTCAAAGAAGGGTCGTTTCTCGTGTCCGTATTGTGGCATCTCTCTGATAATACTAAACCCAAGCCACTTGAGCCATCTTATGTGGAGTGTATTTCTTTTGTCTATTGCGTTGTAAACTATGTCATATCCCTTGGTTGCCTGTCGTATCCACTGGTCAGACTCCCGAAGGAACTGAACTCTAACATCTTTAATACCCGGGGTACCTAAGAGCCAAATGCGGCCCTTGTTTATCCCAACGTCAAACTCAGGAACAACCCCCCACATTGCTACTGGGGTATCATCCGAGGTTTTTATGATAGTAAGCGGGGGGTTAGAGTGGATGAAGCCATCCGTCATTGCCTCAAGTGGTCCCCAGTTACTTGCAGCCTTGATCTCGGAAATGTCCTCCTCCCGCATATTGTCCGCAATAACCTTGCAGTCTTCTGGCTGGGATTCCCTGACATACACCTGTGGCATTCTCTACATCCTTCTGCTTCTGGTTGAGTAGTTAGCCTCAAATTCCGCAGATTCTAGGTGGGGGGAAACGGGGGATGTTGCTGTGGCCGTAATGGTAATAGAACTGCTCTCGGAAAACAGGGGGAATCTAAACTCCCCAGTACCTAGGGTTATTGTATTGATAGTAGCGGAGTCTGAGCCCAAAATTTTCCCTGTAAATGGGTGGGTATATTCTGTTCCGTTAGCGTGGGTCACCTTGATCTCAAAGGGTCCACTATCACTGAAAACAAGACTACCGTATCTCAGTTGGTGTCGGCCCTGTACTGCAACCGACTTATTGCCGGTAGAAGAAGCGGGTTTAAAGAGGGGCTTACTGAAGGTATAACTCATTTCATACTCCTCCCCCACCCAAAATGCACGACGAGTAGAATCGGGAGACAAGGAGGACCAATCGCCCGCGATGGAAATGGAGGTACCGCCACCAGTATAGCCAGCAGTAAGTGTTTCTCCGGTACTTTTAGAGACAACCCGCATCTTTGACCCCGCCTGCGCGTGGTAGGGAATAGTCATCGTAGTCACGTTCAGACTAGGGACATAAGTAATACTGGTACACTGACTCTGATCAACCCTTCTATCCAAACGAGTAAGGTACTCTGATCCAGTGTCCACTCTATTGGGCTGGAAGTTAATTTTCTCTAGGTGTAGGGTGGGATGGCTGACGGATCCAACAGCAGGACGTTCAACCATCAAGTATGCCGTCTCAGCAATGAACTCAATATCGTGGATAATAGCCCCAGTATCTAGGGTGTACTTGCTCCAAGCAAACTGGTCCCTTGATCCCCCCTGACCAAAGTAATTAAAGACGTACACTGTGTCTCGTTGGGTGTCACTAAGGGCTACTACTATACTCTCATTGGTGGCTGAGGCTAACTTTGTAATATCCCCCTCAATATATGCGGGAATATGGGCGGTGATATCGGTGTCTCCAAAGGACAACTGATTGCCGACCTCCGAATACCACTCCCGCACACCACTGTAAGACCCCCGTTTGAAGGGGAAAAAGACAGAACCACTTTGGGTAATGGGGGCGCATTCTTTACTTGATTCAAAGGTAGTTATAGGAGAAATTGCGATAGTTTCTGGGGTAAGGACGGGGTCACCATAGGCCAAGAACTGTGTCTGATCTGACATCAATAAGAGCCTATCTTCATAACCAATAGCGTGACGAAGAATAGATATCTTAGAGGAAGTTGTGGCTACATCAATGGGATCGGCATCCAGAACGGAAGTAACAGTAGTCCTGAAGAAGTTCCAGATATCCCCCGATTCCGACATGACAACATTCTCATCTGTGATAAAGACGAGTCGGCCATTGTAGAATGTCATTCCTTGGATTTGTTTGGCGAAACGGCTAGATCCTACTTTATTTACAAAGGTGGGCATGGGATTGGTGTTCTCATCCCCAGCGAGTCTTTCTTTCCATTTGTATCCAGCATAGCCCCCTCCA